TTAATAAAGATCATATGGATAGTTCATTCCCACCAATATTTGTGGAAAAAAGTATAATAAATGAATTTGATGATTTAGACTCATGCTTTAGGTTTGCAAAAGAACGGTTAATAGTATTCCGCAAAGCATATTCTTTGCCGGATGCTGTTACTATGATACATTTTACAGAATAATTTATGGCGGTTTAGTGAAATGGTATCACGCAAGAATTTCAATCTTGCATAAAGGGTTCAATTCCCTTAACCGCTATTGTATCCCTGTAGTGCAATGTAGCACGACAGCCCTTGAAGCTGTTTATCAAGGTTCGAGTCCTTGCAGGGATGAATATTTTTTAGAAAAGGAGTTTTAAATGGACTTTTTTATTTTAATAATTTTATTTTTAATTTACATAACAAATTTTAAGACACCAACAACAGGACAATCGGATAAGATAATTCTCCTTTTAAAGGAAATTAAAGAATTATTAAAATCAAAGGAAATAAAATGAATGAAGGAATCAAAATTTTGTGGATTATTATCGGTGTTATTGTTTTTCTTGGGATTTTTTCTTCAATCGGATCATATATATGCGGATACTATTATGGATCAAAAACAATTTCTATTGTTGAAGATTCAGGAATCCAATCAATTATTGGCAGTCTTAGAAAACGAATTGAACAGCAAGCAGATATTATACAATCAGCTCTCTCTGAATCTGACAAAATCAGAGCAGACTATAAACTTGCAAGAGAGCGCCTTGATAATGCAAAAAAGACAATTGATAGTATTACAATTAAGAATAATGAACTTGCAAGCCTTAATCAGGCAGCAACAAAAGAAATCAGAGAGGCTAGAAAGTTACTTGAAACAATCGGAACAAGTAATATTACTTCAACTGCAATCATTATCGAACTTAAGCGAATTAACAAAGAAATTGCAGATTCAATTAACGGTGAGTAAAATTATTGTGATAAGTGAAGGGGTGTTACTTATTAGCGCGATAACTTGGGCAATAGTTGAGAGTTGTGATTAAATAAGGAGGTATAGATGTTACTTATTATTGTACAAATAATACTTATTATATTGGGGCTTTATTGTGTTTTTCTTTTTTTCCGAAATAATGCTGTTTTAAAATTTCGGTCATATGTATCTGATTTAATGTTTTTGTGTTTTAGAGAAGAGGCTATTATAACTCATATCAATATAACGGAAAAATTAAATTCTGGTGACTAATCTATTGATTTGCTTGAGAATCAATGGAAGACATATAGAGAGGGTTGTGATAATATAATAGAAGAATACGAATCAATTTCTTATATAAAAATGTTATTTTCTATTTTCAAGCCGTTAAAGATGTGTGCATGGTATTCCGCTGATTTTTGCAATAAATTGGAATCCGTAAATATTAAGGAGATAATAAAATGATAGATTTAAATAAAAAATATGCAGATGCTACTATAGGGGAAGTGTTATTTATGGAACTTATAATGAATGCTCCTTTAGTAATCCCCTCGTGTGGGTTTAATCCTGGCATATTACCAGAAGAGCCTAAAATCAGTGATGACTTATTATATAAGAGAAAACGGTCTTTAGAGAGTGTTGATTCAAGATTTTGGAATAGCCTTACTTCCGAAGAGCAAGGAGCAATAACGGAATATGATAAAGCCCTTGAAAAGTGGGAAAAAGATAGAGAAGCTGAAGAAATAGCACACTGGCCATTATTTTATGCTAAAAAAATAATGAGTGTTATAATGGCAAATAAAGATAATAAGGAGATTAAAGAATGACAACGGTAAAAAGTGAGTTATGGCATGAGCAAAGCACGGGGCTGTATTTTTCATCACAAGAGATACTTAATAAATATATGAAGGACAATAAAATACCTTTACCTTATATATATAAATCTGTAGCGGTTAAATATATAAAGGCAGAATACTCATATGAGCTAGAAGATGGGCAACTATTAACTAAGATCGGAAGGGGTGTACATGAGTTGCAAGACCAATAAATAATATCAATGACGGTTATCGAGCAGTCAATAATAGACCCGGTATAGACTCCTGCCGGGCTTTTTTTATTACTATTAAAAAAAATAATAAACTTACTTGACGCAATTTATAATTTAATGTATCATGTTTTTATGATAACAGATCAAGATTTTTTAAATTGGCTTGAAAATCAACCTAAAACTATTAAAATTAAATGCCGCGGTTCTGGAGTATTAAAGCTTGATGAATTCCAGGTTATCCAGGGGAATTTAAAATCCATTAAAGACAATAACCTGATCAAGCTTATAAAAAGTATCCTTACACTTGGCTTTATTGCTCCTATTTTTATTTGGAATAAGGAAATTCTTGACGGTACCCATAGGCTTAAGGCACTTTACTTCCTGGAAGGTAAAGGATTCAAAATTCCTGAAATCCCTACAGTCAATGTTATAGCTCAGAACAAAACAGAAGCTAAGAAAGAATTGCTTGCCATATCCTCTCATTACGCAGATTTTGAGATGGAAGAAGTATCAGAGTGGGTTATGCAAATCGGGGATGGGGTTGATGAGATAATCAGAATACAGGAATATGTGATAACAGATGAATCGGAAACAAAAGAAAGTAACGAAGAGAAAGAAGCGATTCCAAAATCAGGGCTGCCAACAAATTGCGTGATAATTGGTAGGTTAAAAGAAAATATTGAAGCTGGTATATTAGGAGAAGTTGTAAGCAAAATAGAAGACAAATTCAATTCTCTTGGCAGTTTTTTTGTATGGGTAAATAATAATTTATGAGACATGAAGAATATTCACAGCAACTTTTAACGCAGAGGCAGAATTTCGATTTGGAAGGAAAAATCCTTTTAAGCAATGCACGGATTTTTAAGTGGTATCAAGAGTGGAGCGGGAAAGTTTATGTTGCTTTCTCTGGTGGAAAAGATTCAACAGTGTTGTTGCATTTGGTTAGGCAACAATTTCCTGAAGTGCCTGGTGTGTTTATTGATACTGGATTAGAATATCCTGAAATTAGAGAATTTGTAAAAACAGTTGATAATGTTATAGTTTTAAAGCCAGAAATGCAATTTAAAAAAGTTATAGAGAAATATGGATACCCTTTGATATCGAAAATACAAGCAGAGTATATCGAAGATCAAAGAAGCAAGACAACTATGAAGACAAAGCGATATAATGGGCTTCATTTAAGGAATGGGCAAAAGAAATATAAAATAAGCGAGAAATGGAAGTACTTGCTAAATGCACCATTTAAAATATCTGCAAAGTGCTGCAAGCATCTTAAGAAAAATCCCGCAAAATTATATGAAAAGGAAACAGGCTTGAAGCCTATATTGGGCATATTGGCTGAAGAAAGCGAGCAGAGAAGAGATCAGTATGTTAAAAAGGGATGTAATATTTATGATGGGGATATGCCACAATCAAGACCAATGATGTTTTGGAAAACAAGCGATATATGGGATTATATTAAAAAGTACAATATCCCATATTCAGATATATACGATAAAGGGGTGAATAGAACAGGATGTATTTTTTGCTTGTTTGGAATTCATATGGAAAATCATCCAAATAGATTTGATAAATTAAAACAATTGCATCCTAAATTGTATGACTATTGTATGGTAAATTAGGGATAAGAGAAGTATTAAAATATATTGGCATTGAACAAGAATAAGGCGCTCTATCCATAACGGTATAGAGCGCTGTTGACCAGGAGTCAATTACGTATTTTGACTCGCTGCGAGAAGGCAAGAGATTTTTTCGGCGAATTGAATATCTGTCAGCCCGCAATGTAGTTTTCTGGCCTCGTTGTTTTTGACAGCTATCCTTTTTTCGGGATTTTTTATTATCCAATCTGTCCGATGTTTCATCGATTCAAAAAGATATAGAGCCCCTGCTGTTGATAGTCTTTTTGTATGGGGATTTGGCTCCCCTGCTTTTGTTTCTGGTGTGTCTTGAAATTCAAAACCTAGATATTTCTTCATTTTTGACCTCCTGAGTCAATAATTTATATTAATATATTAACACAAGACAGGAGAAATGTCAAGTAAAATATAAAATAATTTTAAAAAAAACAAAAATAAAAATAATGAGGAGGATTATAACAATGTATTTAAAAGTATACTTGTTCTGGAGATGGATATCGTTTTATATAGTTTTTTCGCACCAGTGTTATTAATATTATAGGAATCATTATTAAGAGCGGCTTGGCATGATTTTTATAAAAATAAATGTATAATTATGTATAATTACAAGTTAAATTCTAGCGAATTCGCTTGATATTTGTATAAATATACATTATATTTCATATTATGAGCAAGAATACTAATCCTACGGGGAGAGGCGGCTTTGGTGATAATAAGCATCATCAAAATAAGGGCGGAAGACCGAAACGAGGTATGTCATTAACAGACTTGTTGCGAAAAGAGCTGAAGAAGCGGGATATTATGATCAAGAAAATAGACCCGAAAACAGGTGAAGAGGTCAAGAAGAAAATATCGGGTGCAGAAGCCGTTGCCAGGCAATTACGGGATATGGCAATAAAAGAAAAATACTGGCCTGCGATTAAATATGTATATGAACGTATAGATGGGCGGCCGGTTGAGCAGATAATAGCTAATACTGAACTAACCCTAAAAGACTATACGATTATCCCTGCCGATCCTTATGACCCGAGTAAAGATGTTGATTTACATCCCGAGCTATTAAGCAACAACACAGAAGAGGACTAAAAAATATTATTCGGCTACTTGACAATATATATAATATCTGATATTATATATATCCATGGTGGAAGGGTTAATAATGACAGATATCAAAAGCTTTTGTTATAAGGGCTGCCGTTAAATCCTTGCCTTCCATCCTTAACGGGGCCCTTTTATTTTATAGAAGGAGAAGTATATGGGATTTATTATATATAGAAAGATAATAAAATTCAAATTATTTGATATTTCAAAAATAAAACTAGTAAGAAATAATGTTAATTTGGACGTGGAGAAATAAGGGGGTATTATGTTTATTTTAAAGCTTGTATTTTTGTTTTTTGCGGTTTGGTTTACAATTATAAATATAGGACGTGTGCTACTTAAAGAACGTGTGCCGGGTAGTAATTTACTAATTCAGGCAATAGGGATAACTGGGTTTATTGTTTTTCAATGGTTAATTTGAGAGGTAAAGAGTTATAGGAGAATAATATGGTGAAAAGGCTTTTTGTTTTAATTGGTAATGGGGATGATATCTATATGATATCTGAATCAGAAACAAAATGTATAGAAGCGGCAATAAAATATTGGGAGACAAACAGAAGGGATATGTCTATATTCAATTATTTGTATACTTTTGATGTTGTTGAATATTATATTGATACAAAATATGAAGATGAAAAGATAAATAAGATTTTATATGGGCTCTATGAGCCAGATCAATATGAAGATTTGCTTGAAGATTCTAACAAAAAGGATTTAATAGTCACAGATAAATATATCAGGATTAATTATTAAGGAGATAAGGTAAATGGATGACGGAGTATATAATCAAGCTTCGATTATGATTGGTAGCCATGATATTTCTTCAGGATATAGCCAAGATAAAGGTGATAATAAAGATTCAGAAGATATTGAAAAGACAATAGATAATGATTTGATTGATAAATTTAAATATATTCGTGCTGCATTAAATAACAATTCATTAACAGCCATAGAATGTATGGAATATATAAACGAAGGTGAGATTGATTCTGTAAAGTTAAATCTGGCAATGAGAGAAATATTTGGAACAGATATTCCTTTAACAGAGAACATCTTAAAAATAAGAGGGTTAATGGAATTAGAAAAACAAATACTTTCTAAAAAAGCACTTGTTGAAAAAGAACAAATAGAGTTAGCTTTATTATGTGCTCAATATGCAGCCATATTTTCACAGCCAATTATGTCAAAACAAGAATTGCAAACAGGTGGGGTAATCCCGGTTGATAATGCATATATGGTCATTAATAATAAAATTAAATTAAATAATAAAGGTTTTGGACTATCCGATCAAGAGAATGCAGAAATGGGTAGATAGTTTATGAACAGGGTACGTTTTTGGAAAACACAAGAAGAAATAGAACAAGATAAAACTGATTATGTAATTAAGACATCAGAAGAATATAATGAGTTAGTACAAAAAATTAGACATAACAAAAATTGGCAAGAACCATTTATAAAATTATGTAGACATTATTATGAAAAGAATCCATCCGGTGGTAATTTACATATTGTTTTAGATGATGGGAATTTAGAGAATCATAACATAGATTATTGTGCTGGGTTAGCATTTGGTTGTCAAGATCATGAGGCGTTAGACATTGCAGAATTGATGCAATGGATGAACAAGAAACAAAGAAAGGTAGTTTATGAAAACATATAATACTATTTTAACATTATTTACATCAAATTTTTATAAATGGCTAAATGATAAAGGTATTACATGTACTATAGGTAGGGATAAATGGTTTTTTGTATATGAATTTATAAAACCATATAATAGGGTTTATAGTGGTTAATACAAGGAGAATGGTATGTTATTTTATTCAGTTTTCAGTATTATAACTTTTATATTATTTACTGGATGCCTAATATTAGAAATAATATTTAATAATTATAATATACAAGTAATTTTAACGATATTTGCTATTATATTTTTCGGATTCTTTATGTATTTTTTCTGTAATGTATTGTATTTACAATATACAATTATATATGCAGTTGGATAATTATTTTAAACGGAGGAATTTATGGGATTTTTATTGATTTCTTTATGCATGATTATAGCAGGAATTATTTTAGCTATAAAATTGGATTCTGAAATAGGTGCTGGCTGTTTAGTTGTATTTGGCGCTATAGCGTTGATTTTATCTATTGGGTTCTGGATATTTACTCCGGTTGGTGAAAAGCAATGGATAACAGCTTATAATCAGAATACATTATATCTCGAATTAATTTATAACAATGAGAACATAACCGAAACCGAAAGGCTAAATGCTATAAAAATTATTATCGATACAAATAATAAAATTATAAATACCGAGAAATTAAAAAATAATTTTATGATTGGTATATTTCAGTATAGAAAAATAATCGAGTTTAGGCAGCTTGATACAGCTATGATAAAACCGGTCAAAAATAATATTGAGATAGAAAAGGATAAATAATATAATGGCGTTTATAGTGTAATGGTAGCACGGTTGACTGTGAATCAACAAGATAGGGTTCGATACCCGTTAACGCCCGATATTTTGTTTTAAGATGGCATAGTGTAGTGTTTATCACTATAGATTGTCAATCTATAGCGGGAAAAGTGTAAAGTAGTACACATGTGATAAATTGCTTGATTATTGAAAAGGAGGCATTGTATGTATTGTGGCCTATAGTTTCTATTCTTTTTATTTTTTGGTATATAATGTCAAAAAAATAAGGGAAATGGGAAAAAATAAAAATGCTTTCTGTTTCTGTTTCTAGTTTTAACAAATTAAACCAAAGAAGGATTACAGAGAGGATTAAAAAAATGATTAAAATCAATAAGCTTAAAAAATGTTTAAGAAGTATAATAATTTGTATTTTTGTGGTTTTTATAATTTTTTGTGAATATAAGTTATTTGATTGTAAAAAATTTACTAGGGCTTATTGTGGGAAAGTAATTCATTCATTTGTTTCAACTGGAAGAAGGTCAAGTACTTGTTTAGCAACTGTTGCTTTTGATGAAGGCGGAGTGGAAGAATTAAATACAGGGCATTATTTATATAATATAGGAGATAGGTTTTGTGGTCAATTAAGCTGGGATTGGTTTTTAGGATTATCTGGCACAGCATATGCTTATGTGCCGACTGAATATAACTTTATTTTCCCTATTGTGGCCGGATTATGCAATATTCTTATTGGATTTGTGATTATAGCGGCTATAATATTTGGAATATATAAAATATTTACTTAAAAGGTGGTTGTATGTGGTATTTTATATTTCTAATCATATTATGGCTATTCGCTTTAACAATAGGCTTGTTTATAAATCAAATTAGAAGGTTTGTAAAAACTATTATTCATAAATTAAAATCTATTAAAAAAGAGCAGGATAGTTGTTTTGTATTGCAGCAAGGTAGAGTTACTGGAAAAACTAATTTCAAAAATATAAAACCTGGTCAAGCACTTTATTATTATGAAAAATCTAAAAAAGGATGGATTATATGAACAATGAATTAACCCAAGTATCATCAGATGAATATATTATGCTGAATGATAAGGGATTATTACTTACTGAGGTTGTTATAAATACTTACAAGATTTATAATGCTGTCGATAGTATTTATGCTCTTTATGGATGTGTGTTTTATAAAATAATTTAGAGGAAGAGTTTAATCATAAGGAATAGAAGTATGTTAATTGGCGATAATAGACTTTAGGAATATATACAAGGTCATCAATCCTGTATTTAGACAATATCTTGTAGATTTTAGACCGTATCAATTATATTTTGGCGGTGGCGGTTCTGGCAAATCTCATTTTATAGCACAGAAAATAATTTATAATTTTTACACACTTCCTGGGTATAATGGGATTGCTCTGCGTAAAGTAGCGGCTGCTAACCATGATTCTACATTTGCGGAGTTATGCAAAGTACTCATAGAATGGGGCTTTGACGAGAATATCGTAAAAATAAATCATAGTATCGGCAGTGAAAGAATTATAAATCTTGTAAATGGTAATGAGATATTATTCAAGGGGATGAAGGATAAGCGGGAAAGAGAAAAGATAAAATCTGTAACATTTTCTAATGGTGACTGCGTATGGTTATGGCCTGAAGAAATAACAGAATTTGTTGAAGATGATTTTAACCAAATGGACATTCGGTTAAGGGGTCAGGGGACAATTCCTAAACACACTATGCTTTCAACAAATCCAATTGACGAGGCGTCCTGGGTTAAGACAAGATTTATAGATAATCCGTATAAACCAGCTATGGGCTTTGCCATGAAAACTACTCACCTGGATAATAAATATCTTACAAAAGCAGATCATAATAAATTTGAAAGTTATAAAGATATTGATTCTTATTGGTATCAGGTGTATACTCTTGGTAATTGGGGAAGTATTAACAATGCAAAAGTATTTTTCAATATTGAAGTACATGATTTTGATATACCGGATTATAATTTTCAGAATTTGCGGAATGGGCTTGACTTCGGCTTTGTTCACGCCCAGGCTTTAGTCAGGAACGGATATATGGAGAATGAGTTATATATATATAAGGAATATTACAAGAAGGGCATGGACAACATAGATTTTGCGCAATGGGTTAGTGATGATGGGTTTCCTAAGGATTTTTGGATAACGGCAGATAGCGAAGACCCGATGAAAATTGGCCAATGGCGTGCGCTTGATTTCAAGGTAAAAGGGGCGGTTAAAGGGAAGGATTCTGTAATACATGGTGTTGATTATTTGCGCAGGCTTCCTAAAATCCATATCCATCAGACATTAGCACCGAATGCAGCTAGAGAATTCCCAAGGTTTAAGAGGCGGCAATTGCTTGATGGAACTATTTGCGAAAAAGAATTTGTAGAACTTGATGATGATACTATCGCGGCAACTAGATATTCACAAGAGGAATTTATTAGAGGGAGAGGTGATGGACTGCCAACAGTGGCAACCGTTAAGGGAGTAAGATAATGAGTTCAGAGATTATGAGTTTAAAAGCACAAGCTAAAGTACAGATAATCAGTTATGAAGATCATTTAAAATATTTTCGTGAGCAGTTATCTAAAGAAGCGGGGCGTATTATAAAACGACCTAAAGTGATACAAGCAATGCAACGTAAAATTCAGGCGGTAGAAGGTGGCAGGGATGTTCTTAGTACATATATAACAGACCTTGAACGCACAGAAAAGCTTGTTGATAAAAATAATTATATAACATATTCTGCACAGGTCGTAACCGCGTATGATATGTATATGGGAAAGACTGATAACGGTGCAGAGATATTTGGTGCTGTTACAGATTCAAGGGTAGCTTGTATCGGCGGTGAAGGAATAAATTTCCAATCAGATAATAAAGCAAAGGAAAAGTGGATTAAGAATTTCCTGAAGATGAATAAACTCCAGGGCTCTAATCTATTAGCTTTTCTATTAACTGGAGAACTAGAAGGCAAGAATTTACTTATACTTAATCCTATAAAAGTAAAGAATACGGGAGTAATAACAGGTAACGAAAATATTGATCAAGAGAAAAGCTATGTACAAGTAACAGAATTTTTGTGGGTTGATAATCAGTATACTGTTGTAATGGATAACAATAATCCAGAGAAGATCAAAACAATAAAATACAAAAAAAACAAAACAGATGCCGAGGATCAAGAGATAAAATCAGACAAGGCTGTATATGTGAGACTTGGCGGGACAAAAAGAGATATAAATCAGACAACGCATAGGATGCATAGGGTTTTGACGCAATGCGAGAATGCAAGTAGGGCTGGTTATGATTTACGGATGAACGGCCATTTATTCGGTAAGATAAAACCTGTTTGGACTTTTGATTTTAAAGATCAAAATGCTGATGTTAATGTGAAGGCAGTATCGAAAAATGTTAATTCTAAAGATTATGATATCGGTAGCGGGTATGTAGGCACAGGAGATTTTAAGTATGTAACTCCGCCCGGCGATGGGGTAAATGTACTGCTTAAAGATATCATAGAAAATCTGCGATGGATTGCTACGAATTCAGGCATTCCAATTCATTGGTTATCATACCCGGATTTAATGTCAAATAGAAGCACGGCGGATAATGTTACTAGAATGATGGAATATTCCACTAAAAAAGATAGGCTAATTTGGGAAGAAGCATTTAAAGAGATCATAGAAAAAGCTATGATCATCGCGGTAGAGAGCTTGGGTGCAGATAATGAAATATTAAAAGGAGATTTTGAAATAAAACTTCCGCTTATTGATATGGATAAAGCAATTGAAATGATAAAAGAATTATTTGTATTAGTTCAGGCTAATATCATACCGGATACATATCTGCTTAATAGACTTCCCGGGGCAGACCCCCAACAGATGCGGGCTGATATTGAGGCTCAAAAGGAAAGGGAGAAAGAGGAAATTGATGAAAAGGTTAAAAAGGAGGTTGAATATAGGCAATTAGAGTTGCGAAATAGACTTGATAGAAATCAAGATAAGGTAGATACTATGGATAAGGAGAATATGGATGGAGAACCAGAATGAATTCACTTGCCATTGTAAGACTTTTAAAAAAGAATTATCAGAAAATACCAAAACAGCACAAGCCAAAATGAGGATGATAATCAGGCGTTATGTAAAGACAGATCAAGAGGCTGATAATTTATCAAGGGAAATTATGGAAGCATTAAACTTTTGGAATCATAAAGAATAATAAGGGGGATTTATGAAATATCAGGATATTATCAATAAGATAACAGATAAAACGTTGCAGCAGGTTAAAGGTATTCTGAAAGTAGAATATAAAGAGACGGCTGCTTTAAAGGATTCTATAGGCGCTTCCTTACAAGATTTTACATATCCGGTTTATGTTTATATTCTCACACATGATTATGATAATAGGATAGAGATAGATAATAATCGATGCAAAAAATATAAGAATGGAATTCTGGTAAATCAATATATTCATATTCATTATAAAGGTGGAAAGAAACATAATAGCTATGATTTATGTTTATTGGATGCAATTATAGAATATTTAGAAGATAAAAAAAATACATAAATACGTGTTGACACATTTACAAATTATGGTATAATTATTATTATGAGTATTAAATATCTTGAAATATCAGATCAATCTAATTTACAAAAAGGTGATGTTGTATATTATGGAACACAAAGAAAAGATACAGGGAATATTGGAGATATTTATATGCTGCCTGATAATGCAGGAAGGATTGAGCGTATTACCGTAACGCTCTCTTGCCTTGTCGGTAGGGGATATGTAGAATTTTCTAATTCTACAAGAGATGAAGTTAAAACAAATGCGGCTGAATGGGACAAGGTGTCTTTTGAAGTAGTTGGTAATGATATTCAGAGTGTGACAATTGCGCCTATTACGGCCCTGCGGCTTCATAGGTTGTCTGGGATTGTAAAAATGGAGATAACTGCGCAGTGAGTGGTGGACGCGGAATAACATTAGGGCAAGATCAAGAATTATTTGATCTTGTAACACAATTAAACAGCAAGGCTCCGGCAGATATAGCTCTTCAGGCTACACTATTGCTTGTCCATACTCTATCAGAAACGATAAATGCTAAAACAACGAATCTACCAACCGATCCGGCTGTTGAGTCTCAAATACAAGCAAAGCTTGATCTTATCAAGGCGCAGACTGATATTATAATTACAGACCCGTCAACTGCCACCGCACTAAGTGCGGTTAAAGCTATAATTGATATAATAGCTATTGATACGGGTACTACTATACCGGCACAGCTGTCAGCATTTTCTACGTGTTCAGAAATAATCAAAAATTATTTATATACATGGGAACGGGGGTTCGAGAAGTCAGCAACACCGAATGGTGAAATTCATGTTGCTGTTCCATTAGGTGCCGGAGTTGGTGCATTTCGGATAAACGCTGGAAATAATGATTGGGGTAATTGGGGCTTGCTAATGGGATCAGGTGATACCCCTTTTGAGGCCGGGAAAACTGTTTTCCATGTTAATCAAATATCAATCAGTGCCGCACAGAGAACAGCGACCTATTTTATACAACTTGGATTCGGAGAGACCGGAGCTGAAGCATTGTCGGCTAAAACATATGCTGATATAATATTTACTCCGCAAACAGTACAAGGGAAGCCGGAAGCTTTAACGGTTATAACTAAAAGAGTACCTTCAGGTACAAAGGTATGGGCAAGGACAAAATGCCCAGGGCAAAATTTAGGCACTCTAGATTTATATCCGAAGTTCCATGAAGATGATGCTTGACAATATTTATAAAATATTGTATATACAATTAAAAGGATGAATTATGGAATTAGATAATATTGAGAAAGAAATACAAAGAGAACGTGACTCTAGAAAAATAATTTCTACACATAATATTGTGCCGCCGTACAGGAAAACAGAGAAAAAAGATATTGACGCATTTTTAAAAAAGAATTATCCTGATTCAATAAAGAATAAGGAAAGTAGCGATACAGATATAGTACAGCAGGATAATAAAGATGTGGCAGCGGTGGGAAAAGTACAAATTAAAAAAGAAGATTTAAAAGAAGCAAAGGAATGATGACTAACAAAGCTGACATTATTAATATAAAAGAAGTCATAATGCAGCCCTGTTAGGCATTATATCTCCTTTTAGCGCACGGGGTTTTTATAATTTTTACCCGTGCGCATTTTTTGAAATTAGATGAAGAACCGGATCATAAATATAAAGCTGGTTCTAAATGCCATATTTGAAAGAACATTCTGCAAGGCTTAAAGAGCCCGAAGAATTTGATTCTTTTGCAAGACAATCAGTTACTCCAGGAGTAATACTAATATTAGGTATAAAAAATAATATTAGTACCGCTCAGTCATATAGATTTAAGAAAAGCAAATTTACAACAGAACAAGCAAAGCAATGGCTTTCAGATAATTCTATTGGCTATATAAAATTTGAGCCTGCTATAGAAAAGAAGGAAATCCAATCTTATCAAATAGATATCCAATGCTTTAAGTTAAAGGAATTTTCACAGTCTGAAATTATAGAACTCATTCCAAATGATACACTTTCTAAAATTAAATTAACCGATCCACACCCTTTTTTTACTATCTATTCAATAGCACATGAAGGGATAAGCACGCCAAAAATAATTAATGGGCCACAGTCTAAACCAATTAAATGGATGAAGGCAGCAATTCAGTCAATAAAAAATAAAGTTTTAAAAGGCGTAAAATTTTACAAAGATCATAATACGGATAACTCTACTGATAACCGCAGAGAGCTCGGCGAGGTTATAGTGGATTTACAAAAAGATATAGGTGGGATACTCCACCATCTTGTTATTGGTTATCATGCGCCGAATGTTGTTGAAGAAGTAAAGCAGAATGACGTATGTAGTCAAGAAGGGCTATGGGATTTGGTTGATAAAGGCGTGTCATGGGTAGCAAGGAAATTAGATGCAATCACGGGGATTGCATTAGGTAAAAGCACTGAAGATATTCCGGCTTTTGCTGGAGCGCATAGATTGGGAATGGTTCAGGCTTTTAATAATAATAATTTAGAGAGGTCACCGGGGAGGGACAATATGGCGATAACTCGGGAAGAGTTACTGAATGCAAAAATTGATGATATTAAATGGTTAGTAGAACAAAAAGAATATCATCCAAATCAATTATTTCCTAATAAAGAAATAATGGTAGAAGACAGGGTATATGGTAAAGTTTATAAAGAAGTAGAAAGCTTGGCTGAATCAATAAAAAAGCATGAAGCGGAAAAGGCAGCAATCAAGACTGAACTTGAAAAAACGAAAGATGAACTTGCGAAAAGAGTAATTACGGAAAAGTCTATAATTCGCAGGGAGCAGGAGCAGTCTGCCGCTGAACGTTTCGAGAAACTCTTAACTTTGCAGAAAGCAACGGATACGCAAAAGAAATATGCGAAGCCACGCTTTAGACCGGACAAGATGGAGGATTTAAGCGATGATGGATTGCAGGCACGAATGCTTGAAATTCTTGAAGATTATAAACTTGATGCATCACTAGGAATTCTGAAAGATGAAATAACACAGACGCAAGGCGGAGGGAATCCTGCACCTGGGGGAACCGGGAACAGTGCGGATGTTGATTATACAGATGCAAAGACTAATGAACTTTTAGAGGAAGAATAAGATTCTAAAATTAAGGTGGTGTTTTTATGGCGATTTTTGAACCTAAAGACACAATTGACTATCAGCATGTATGGGATGCTGTTCCCGGTAGTACCACGATTGTTAAAGGTGATCCTGATGTAAAGCAAGATGTTTTCGGATTCTGGCTAAAAGACTGTGAATCGATTACGGAGGAAGTTTGTTTCATTTGGAAGATGCGGCAGGTTGAAGCCGAAAAGGTTGTTGGGAGTGGTTCAGCAATTATATCGGGGGATAGGTTATATTACATTGTATCACAACAGAAAGTCAGTCCAGTTAGTGTCGGAGTACCTGGCACAGATTCTTATTATTGTGGTACTGCATTAAGAGATGCGGGCGCTGATGAGACTGTGGTATTAATGGATTTTGACGGTAGACGTTGGGATGAAACGGTATAAGGAGGACTGAAGAATGATAACATCAATTACACCTAAACCTGAGAATATGTTTAAATTTGCCGATATGCTTAAGGACTATTATGAAACAAAAGATTCTGAGAAACTTTTAAAAGTTAAAGGCGTATTGCAGGCATTTGTAAACAAGCCCAACAAAGAACGCGCGAAACAGATACAGGCTATGTCGGCTAAGTTACAGGCATTCGGAGTTTCTACTGATTTTACTCAGCTGCCTCGCGGTTTTTTTGATCTCACTGTTGAATCAACAAATTTTGATCTTGCATGGCAATTGGCATTTAAGGAAGTACAGAAAGACCCGAACATCCCATCATGGACTATTTATAATGCATATAATGGGATAACTTTTCACAAGGTGCCTGAAGGCGATAGAATCCAGGTTGATAGTATTTCCGGTGATCATGTGACGGTTGAAATCGATTATTATGGGGGAGCACTGGGCTTTACTGATAAGATGATTAGATATCGCCAGGTAGCTGCTATGGTTAATCAAGCAGAGGCTTTTAGAAATAAACTTTATGCGGACAAGGCGAATAACCATTATTCTCTTTTAGCTGCGGCTGCTGCTCTTAATGTTACTACATATCAGGGAGTTGTAGCGGATGGGCCATTACAGAGGGATATTCAGACCATTAACCAGGCGGCTTTCACTTTGACAAATCGGAACAAAGATAAAGGCTATGGCGATATGGCCCAGGCTAATTTAATTTTGTATGCTAACCCCAGAGATAAGAATCGAATCCTTGCAGCTTTAAATGCTACTACTGCTATGATTGCAAGTGCTGGCAGGACAGGCGATGTTGTGAATTACACAATAACTCCGCAATGGACTTTTAACTCTAATATCGTAACACGCTTCCCGATTCTGGTAATCCCTGGCAATCAGATTCAGAGGGCCGAAGATATGGCGCCGACTACATATACAGCGGCAAAAGATGTTCTCACGCTGAATGAGACTATTGCAGTATGGACTATTTATGGTGCTGCTGTCGGTGATAGTGATCAGTGCGAAACGATAACACTTGGGTAATATATGGCATTAGTTCTTAATGAGAATTCTTGGGTAACTGTTGTACAGGCAAATACATATTTTGCAGATCAATGGGGTGCAGACGCTTGGGCAACGCTTACTAATACTCAAA